GCTTTATTCAGTTGACGAATCATAGAAGGAATATGTTTCTCCCCAACCCAGTTTTTGGACAGAGCATAAACCTTCTTTTCAATCTTCTTCAGTTGCATTACACTTTCAGATTCTTGAATTTGTCTGTACTTCGACCACGATCAAAGACTGGCTTTGAATCATTTTCTTGCATCACAGCATCTTGGGCTTTCTGTTCAAGATCGTATAGTTTCATCTTTGCGCGATCAACTCCAATTGTGAACCTTTTATGAAGATTCGGATCGTTATAACGATTCTTCAACTGCTTCACAAGCAACTGATTCAATTGCTGCAGTTCTTCAGTACTAACAAGAGCGAACATAAAGTCAGCAGTAGCAGGGAGACCAAAACTCTCCGAAGTGTCTTCCAGCCCAGGATCAGAGTTACTAAATCCTGAGCGAGTTGTCTGAGTAGCTGAAACAATAGGTACGTTGTTCTCAACCGCGAGTCCACGAAGTTCCTCAGCGATCGCTTTGATATAGGTATACGAATTGACATTTGCACCTGCCTTGATTCTTGACGATGCACAAATATTTAGATAGTCAATAAAGATAATATCTGGACGGAAGTTCTTCTTGAGAGCCAGATCGTTGATCAATGCTCGGAAGTGAGCAGGATTCGCAGAGGCAGTTGGATACTCTTTGATGATCAACTTACCCTTGACGGAAGTCTTGAGTTTACCCATACGCTTCTCATACATATCTTTCGGCATGTTCATGAGATCGTCAAGAGAAACATTGAGAAGATTCGCATCAATACGTTCAGCGATCTTCTCTTCAGCCATTTCAAGAGTTATGTAAAGAACGTTGTAGTTCTGAACCAAACAACTAGCAGCCACATGGCACATAAACAGAGACTTGCCGACGCCAGTACCTGCAAGAGCAATGTTAAGGGTCTTTTGCGGCAATCCTCCTTTAGTGATCTTGTTGAAATACTCAAGATCGAAGGGGATTCTTTTCTCGATACGATGATAGAAATCATACCGATCAGCGTAATTATCCAAAAAGTCGTGACCAATATGAGGATCGAAACTAACCCCCAGAGCATCAGACAAAAGAGTAGGAATGCTTCCTTTGCCCCTCGCTTGATCTTTGCCATCAAGGATCTGAATACTGTCCATGATAGCATTATAGATTGCCTTTTCTTGGCAAAACTTTTCTGTAGTGTCAAGAAGCCATTCGAGTTTTTGTTCTGATGTGTCATTGGCAACTTCCTTCAGGAGTTCTAATGACTTATTTAACTCAATTTCAGTGAGTTTGGTAGATTCTTTTAGACTAATCTCTAGTGCTGCTGTCGGCGGCAGACTGTTATACTTTAGAATGAACTCCTTTATTTCCTCGAATACTTTTCTTTCGTGACTTTCGGTCAGGTATTCTTTCTTCAAAAAGGGCAGAGTCTTCCTCATGAAAGACTCGTTCCGCATCAGATTCGACAAGATCAGTGTTTCTGTTTTCATTGCCTTCCTTCATCGCATTGTCAATAGCACTCAGAAGTATACTACGCATCACATTAGAAGTAAATCGCTGAAACGATTTGCTTTTGGTATTGACGTTGTTTACATTCGAGATAATATCATAATCAAATGTCATCAAGTTATTATCGCCAACCTTGACATCAGTATACTCTACAATCACACCATCATATTTTCCCAAGAATTTGACAGCAAAACTTCCAGGTGGACCATTGAGGTCCACGAAGAATGTGTATTGCTTGTCAATCTTGAAACGTTTTTTGACATACCAAAATTCAAGTTTAGCGATTAGTTCTTCAATCATCTTCTGACTCATCTACGCTAGATGAAAGATTACCAGCAACAGCAGAACTGAATTGATATGCGTTGCGCACCCAATCCTTGAATGCTTCATCAGCAAGAATGCTATCCCAGAATTCTGCGCATTCAGTATCAGCCATACGCCACTTCTTGCCTTCAACTTCGCCAGTTGAAGTATTCACCTTTGCATACCAACCCACATTGGGCTTCGTAACATGACCAGACTCAAGTGCCATATCCAAAAGACCACTGTACTTGCTAATGCCACCATCGAAACGAACAGTGACAGGGATACGCGCCTTTTCGCGAACATATCGAGATTTCTCCACGTTGATGATGAAGTTGTATCCAATCAAATCAGTGCCTTCTTTTTCCTGCTGACGACCAAGGATGTAAATGTTATCTGCAGAGTAATAAGAGCCTGTTCCGCCACCGACAATATCCTTGGGATACAAACCTATTTCTTTATAGGTGTGATTTACTACAACCATAGGAATGTCCTTCAGTGTAAGGTGTGGTGTCACCATACGGAACAGGGATTTGATTTGCTTTGCGCGACTCATATCAGCAACAGACTTACCATCCATTGCATCTTCAACTTCTTTCTTTGAAGCCAGATTACCAATCGAATCAATGACGATCATTACACGCTCGCCACGCTCGATGTTACTCAACTGTTGCATGATATCAAACTTCAATTGCTCAACGTCCGTGATTGGAGTATGAACAACGCGATCGGTGTCAATGCCGAAAGATGTGAAGTAGTTTTGTGGAGTACCAAACTCTGAATCGTAGAACAGAACGACGGCATCTTGATACTTGTCTTGGTATGCCTTTGCCATCAAGAGACTGAATGCAGTCTTGAAGTGCTTCGACGGACCAGCCCACATTGTTAGACCTGGAGTGAAACCGCCGTCTAGATCACCAGAGAACGCAACGTTGACAACAGGAATGCTCGTTTGAATCATATCCTTTGCAGCAAAGAACTTGGACTTTGCAAGGATTGCAGTGTCCTTGATGGTACTATTTTTCTTCAGTTTTTCGAGTAGACTCATTTTCATTCACCTTATCTGTGTGTTGAATACCAAAATCATCACGCATCATAAAATTATAGATGCTGTCCTTTATACCTCTATTGTACTTTATTCCAGCCTTTTTGTCAACCTTTTTCTTTTTGTCAAGAATTGGTTCTTTTGGTTTATTTGTATACGAGATATTTGCTGCAATGAGTAACAGAACTGCGAGCGGATCGAATACAAGAACAATGAGTATTATCACAAATCTTACAGCACTATCGAAATAATTTACTGCTTCCTCTTTACCATAAATCAATTCAGCAATATACTTCAGTGGACCAACCTTTGCTTCAGATTCTATATTAGAGCGGCGGAGGGGGACGAGTTGATCAGTGAGTTCGTCAATCTTAGCATCTGAAGATTCAATTGCAGTATTCAATGCAGTTCTTTCTGCTTTCTGTTGAGTACGGACCCTGGCGCCATCTAGGAAAGACTTCTCAACAACTGAATCTAAAGAATCTAAAGATCGCTGAGCATTATCAATTTGTCTTTGCTGACTCGCAATTTGTTGTTCAATTCTTGCAATCTCAAGAGAGTTATCTGCCACCCCAATAGACGACTCTAGGTGAACTTTCGAGAGATAGCCAAAAGTTCCCAGTGATGTGATGAACATCAAAATAAAGATTGCAAAGATAAAGTATCCCTTGATTATTTTGGGAGCAATATCCCAATTACGATACAACCAAGAAGCAGCCACCAGTTTGGCAAACTCTAGGCTTGCACCCATCAAAGAGATGGCAAAGATTGCACCAGGAAAGATAGCAATCAAACCAATGATTGAGTAATAAGCAGCTGTGCCTGACAACAACAAGCCAGCAATGAGTGCGAGTAAAGCCATTTATTTTATCCGAAAAACGAGTCCAAAGATTCGACCTTTTCAGTTTGCCAATTTATCGCAGAAAGGATAATATCGAGAGGCTCAATGAATGACTTTTCAAATTGAAGGTCGTAATCTATATATTGCTCGGCATCAAGTTGTTTCGGGATACCTGACAAGAACGCAAGAGTATTATTGTTGTAGATGTTCGGCTGTTTCAGATAGATGAACTTGATCTTCTCACCTTCTTGAATTTCTTGATAGCGTTTGTTGAGTTTCATTTCACGCAGCAAGTGATTGTAAACCAAAGCACCCTTGACATGGATCGGCGTTCCCTTCTTGAAGATGTTTGCAGCATCAGCATATTCCTTCAGACCATTGACTGATCTTGGGAATGCGATGTCTTCAACAGGAAGTGTTTTGAATTCATGACGAAACTGTTCGATGAACTTATGCAGATCATCTTCAGTCTTTGTCATGATGATACTGATTGCCTCCTTAATCTTCACACGACAAGCAGATGGCGTTGAAGACTTGACAGCCTCAAGACCCATGATCTTGAGTTTGGGTTTGGCATACGCAACGCCTTCGCTATCATGCACGTTTAGAATATATCTTTTCTTCGCAGTCCAGATTGCCTTGTCAGCCAAAGACTCACGCTTCATTTCCATACGCTGTTGGAATGCATTGACATATTCTTTCAGTTCTTCATACGACGAATCAATGAACGGCTGAATCTTGTCATCGCAAACTTTGTTCATGAACTTGATCACTTTCTTGGTGTCAGAAGTATCAGGATAAAGTTTTTTGACCAGCGGACCCATGTTCAAATAAATTGAGTCAGTATCAGAGGCGATGACATAATCCTCGCCTTCAGTCTTGAGAAGTTTGTTCATGTACTCGTTGATCTTCTTTTCAATCCAACGAATAGACAACTGACCTGCTGTGGTGATGCCTTCAGCGATACGAATATCAAAGAAGCGGAAGTATTGATTGCCCAGCGCACCGTAAGCAGAGTTTAGAGTAACTTTCTTTGCCAATTGAAGATTGTTATATCGTGCAACTTGTTTCTCAAGATAATGAACCTGATTCTTATCTTCAAGAACAGTTTCGATTTTCTTTTTGGCTTCAAGTGCCAACTTCTTGTAGCGTGTACGATCTTTGTACATGCTATCCATAATCTCAGGTAGAACACCCTGCTCTTGAGTGCGGAACAACTGACCATTCGGAGTTACCGTAACACCAAGATCTTTTAGAATGCTTGTATCAACTTCTTGGTTGAGCAGATTATCAACGTTGATATTACAGTTGCTGATAAACCCACGCATATTGTCATTGTACTTCTTCGGCTCGACGAGAGTTTCCATCGAGATGTTATACTGCATGATCAAGTGAGGATACAGACTGTTCAAGTCAAATGAAGCAACCCATTCGTGCATACCACAAATGGGATCTTTGACATACGCACCTTCGTATTGCGAACTCTTTACGCTTCGCGACATCTGCGGGATTACAATCTTCTTGCGTAACAAATAGTTGTACACAATCGCATCCCACATACGAACCTGCGTGAACACATCGTCGTAGTTGACCTTGTTATCATACGCAAGAGTCAAAGCCAACTCAATCAACTTCATCTTATCTTCGAGTTTCTCAACAAGTTCAACGTCCTTGATGTTATACTCAATGAATTTCTGATAGTCGTGTTTGTAGAGTTGATGTAGAGTTTCGAACTCAGAATAATCTAATTTCTTTTCACCCAACTCAACGTGAGCAATGTTATCAAGACGATAAGACTCTTGCTGTGAATAAGTGAACTTGCGATAGAGTTGGATGTAGTCAAGAATGGCAATTCCAGAAATATCATAGAACTGCACTGGGCGATTCATCATCACCGTTTCGCGTTTGCTGATACGATTCCAAGGCGAAAGTTTCTTGGCTTCATCCTCACCAAGAATCTTGGTGATACGATTTGCAAGATATGGAATATCGAATTGCTCGACGTTCCAACCAGTGACTACATCAGGGTGCCACCGTGTCCATAAGTCGAGGAATCTTCGTATAAGGTCGGACTCATCACGGCACTTTGCATAGTGCACGTCGTCACGATGCTTGCTATAATCGCCGCAACCAAACACAAAATAATTACCCTTGACTTTGATACTGATTGCTGTGATTGATTCGTTTGCATCTCTTGGCTCTGGAAATCCGTTTTCGGATCCAACTTCGATATCAAGATAGGCAATAAGTATTTTACTGACATCCCAAAGAATATCGTCAGGATACTCATCAGCAATATAAGCATACTCATAGCGATTATTCCCAAAAATAGGAAAATTGTCGACACTTTCGTACCTCTCTAAAAATTCACGACACTCTGGAATTGTTCCAGGCTGAATGGGTTTTACATTCTCGCCAGCAAGAGTTTTGTATTCAGATTTCTCTTGGCTGGAAAGAAAAAAGGTCGGACGGAATTCAACTTTCCGTCTGACCCTTTTATCGTTTTCAACGCCTCTTAGAAGAATAAATCGACCAGAGACGCTGACATTGGTATAAAAATCGGACATATTACCCCGTGATCAAACCCTTGGGAGGCACAACAATTCCTGCGCCGAAGATTTGATTATACCCGTTTTTCACTTCATCCGCAACATCAGCAGTGGTGACAAGTTTGTCAGCATGAATTGTAAACGGACCGTCGGCTGCTTGCATCCAAGGCATGAAGCCAAGCATTGGACCCTTCTCACCACGCTGCATCACACAAGCGACTGGATTCTTGAATGTGATTAGATCACCTTCTTCATTTACAATTTCGACTACTAATTCCTCGCCACTTACGAGTTTGAGTGCTTTGATGTTCGACATTTTGTGTTACCTTCCTTTTGTAATTATCAAATAAACCTTTTTCTTTTAGACCTTGAGGCATACCATTTCTATAAAATACACCATGATCCATGACCCAAGTGTCTTTACCAACCTTCAGCGACCACCCATTGAATTCTTTGATCTCAATTTGTTTACTGATCAATAACTCTTTGAGTTCAGATAGCGAGTTCATTATTCACTATCACCTGCGTCACGGTTCTCAGTATTGTGACGCTTCATCTTGAATCCAACATGATTGGCATGAGCGGTGATGAATGATCGTCGAAGAGAGCCTCGCTCATGCGAATCTTTCACCCAACCATAAGTCTCAGCCATAGCAAGAGCACGCTTCAAACTGCGCGGCAGTTTAGCATTGAAAAAATCACTACGATTAGCCATTTAGAAGTTCCTCACATTTTCTTGTAAAACGTTCGTTCTGTCCTGGATGAAAACTTTGGTACATATGCCAGAACATTTCATTTCCTTCTGTACCAAACGTTGTGCCAATACCATACTTCGGCATGCCATCAGCAAGATCCCAATACGGTGGTGCATCTTTTGGTTCCCAACTCATACGAATTGGTGGAGCATCATAGCGTAAAGGCATAATGATCTCAATAGGAATATTAGCCTCTCTTGCCTTGAAAGTCAACTCTTCGCCAACATCACCACGATAATTTGGCAAGAACGAGGGATTGCCAAGTTTACGATAGAGTTCAGTTGTAAATGTTACATTGTGTGGTGCCGCAAATACGTGCTGACCATTTTGAATATGATTGCTTCGTTGAGCGTCGCCAATAACCTTGCCAGCATATGCTTGCTCGAAGAAATAGTCCAATGCTGAATTGTTCAACGGCAAACAATCAATATCTAGAAACATGATGGCGTTATGATTTCGTTGCTCTAGCATATCGACGAGTCTGTCCATCGTATAGCCTGGAGGTGCTTCTGTGTAGATATGGTAGTGTGGGATGTTAGACTTGTTATATTTCTCTACCACTTTCTTTTGTAGAGCAACTAGATTTTTGTCGATGTTACTCATAAAGATCGACGCAATACAAG